GAGACAATGACTATTGAAGAAAGAATGAAAAGAATTAGAAAACTTATGGAAGAATTAGAAAAAGCTAAAAAAGGAATAGGTATTGATCCAGATCCAGAAGATGAACAAGGAGGCGGAGGTGGACGTACAGGGTTTAAAGACGGCATGACTAGAAGAAAATTTATGAAAATATTAGGTGGTCTTGCATCCATACCAATTGTTGGTAAAATTTTAAAACCAATTAAATTTGGTAAAACAATTTCTAAAGTTCCTATAATTAAAACAGATGATGTTGCTGGTAAACCGGAATGGTTTGATCAGTTAGTTAACAAAGTTATTATTGAAGGTGATGACGTTACTAAAAAATTTGCAACAGGTGAAAGACAATCTATTCATCAGAAAACACTTGACGATGGTTCAGTGGTCCGAGTTACAGAGGACGTGGACGATGGTGCTGTAAGAGTGGAGTATGAGAGTTATGATAATGTTTTTGAGGATTCGGTTCAATTACAATATAAAAAACCATTACCCAATGAAGGTAATCCAAGACCAACGGCAGAGTTTACTACAACAGAGTCAGGTCCGGTCGGCAGGCAAGTAGGTCCCGATGATTATGATATAGATGTAGATGAGGTGGGTGGTACGAGTATCAGAGATCTAGATTCTGATGTATCGAAACTAAAAGAGTATGCTACAGGTAAAAAACCCACCCTGAAAGAAATTGTAGAGATTAAAAAAAGAAAAGATAGGGCTGCAGCCATAACAAATGATATCGACGGAGCAGCTAGTGATGCAGTAGTTAGAAGACAGGGTGACTATGATCCTTATGCATCAGGTGGTATCGCCAGAATGTTAGGAGAGTAATGAAAGACCTACAGGATAAAATCATAGAGTTGATGGATCTCTTTGATGACAATACGCCAGACATGGCTGATGGTGGACGGATCGGGTTTAATAAGGCTGGTAAAGCAGGTGGTGATGCTGAGTTTCAAAGAAAATTACAAATGGCTTATGATGAATATGGACAAGAGGCATTAGATAAAGGAGCAAGAGTTTTAGGTTTTAAAGATTATGCATCTATGGGTAGTGAAAAAAATAAAAACTTTAGAAAAAAAATAAAAGATGAAATAACAAAATTTGGTGAGGTACTGCCTGCAGAAGAATCTAGAAAAAGATCTAGACAAAAAAGAGTTTTAAGAGAACAAAGTATTCAAATAAAATTACTAAATGAATTAAATACTAAAAAATTTTTTGATCCAAAAGCTTTTGCAAAAGAAAATAAAATTTCAATGAAAGAATTAAAAACAAATGCGATGAGATTAAGAAACAATATTTACGATAAAAGAATGTTAGTTTCAGGTAAGAATATGCAGAAGTCAACTTTAACATGGATACCTGATGATTTACAAGCTGCAGACAATGCTTTAAATAAAATGTGGAAATCAAAACTAATTGTTAATGACAGAACTAAAATAGAAAATTTATTTTATAATGCTTTTGGTAATCCTAAGTCACCTACTTTTAATCCTAAAAAACATTTAGCAATAAGAAATAAATTAAATGAATATTATCAATTAAACGAAGCTATTAAAAAAAAATATCCAAATTTAACTTTTGAACTTGATCACCCATTATCCAAATCTAGTTTAAATAAAATATTTAATGCGACTGCAGATCAATTAGTATTTGTTAACCCTCTAACTAAAGATCTTAATAGAGGTTTTAAAGATTCATTATCTTTGCAATATGAAAGATCTGTGCAAAACAATAATTTACCGAAAAAGAAAGCTGTAGAAAAAATAGCAAGAGATTTAAAATTAAACATTGGTAAAATTAGTGATGATGCAACTAATTTTAAATATGGCGTACAAGAGTTTCAAAAATTAGATATGAAAAAGGAGATAGCTAAGTCTTTAGAAAACTATCAGTTTTTAAGTAAAAATTTTCAAGACTATGCTAAAAAAAATCCTGAATTATTTAAAACAGCAGGTGTAAGCACACAACAAACTTTTACAAAATTAGATAATGTGAAGGGTTTATCCGCTTTTATGAAAAATTTAGGAATAAAATGTAGACTTGCTAATGGTGTTAATTGTAATATGCCACAAGCATACCAAAAGTCTATTAATGAGCTAACACAGAAAGCACAACAAGGCGATACAGCAGCCAGAGCAAAACTTACAAATTTTACTAACAAAGCTGCCGCTGCAGGTAGATTAGTAAAAAATGCGTTGGGTCCATTAGCAATCGCAAGTGAACTTGCAATAGAAGGTGGTATCGCATTAAATAAAACTTTACAGACAGGTGTGCCACTTAAAACAGCATTTGCTGATTCAATTTTTAATATGGCTTTAGGTCCTAAATTACAGATTGATAAAGAAGCAGAACTTGCAAAAGAATTTGCAAAAGGTGAGGATTTTGCAATGGCAGAACGTGGTAGAAGAATGTTCTTACCAGAAGGAGCTCCTAGAGAAGGTCAGTTAAGTGTTCCTGAAGAGAGAAGATTAAAAAACAGAATGCAACAGATGGAACAGGCTTTTCCAACTACGTCGCCACAAGAGATTGATGAAATATTAAAAACACAAGATATGACAATTCAAGATTTTGGTATGACATATCCACAGATACAAGATTTTATAAAACAAGATCAACAGATGCAGGCAATAGCAGATGCGGGTGGAGTTGCTAATTTAGCAGGTGGTGGTATAGCAAAAGAGGCAGGCGATTCATCAGGTAGACCACCAGAATCAGGACCAAACTCACAAGGGTTGCAAGGTCTATTAAAACGTGTTAGAAACTTATAGGAGTATAAATGGCAGATATAGACAAAGGACTCCCGAACACAAGAACAAAACTTGAAGTTCCTTCAGAAGAGGAAATACAAGAAGTTACTGTTCAGGAAGAACAACCAGAAAAAGGACCAATAGAAGTTGTACCTGAAGAAGATGGTGGTGCAACAATCGACTTTGAACCGGGAGCTATCAACATACCGGGAACAGAATCACACTTTGATAACCTAGCAGATATTTTACCAGATGATGTGTTAGAGCCAATCGGCAGCGAGATGACACAAAATTATATGGATTACAAAACTTCCAGAAAAGAATGGGAGCAATCCTACATACAAGGTTTAGATCTTTTAGGATTTAAATATGAAAATAGAACTGAACCGTTTCAAGGAGCAAGTGGTGCAACACACCCTGTAATGGCAGAAGCTGTTACTCAGTTCCAAGCACAAGCTTACAAAGAATTATTACCAGGTGATGGACCTGTTAGAACACAAATTATTGGTGTTAAAAGTCCTGCAACAGAACAGCAAGCAACACGTGTTAAAGACTTTATGAATTATTTAGTTATGGATCAAATGAAAGAGTATGAAGCAGAGTTTGACTCAATGCTATTTCATTTACCTTTAGCAGGATCTACTTTTAAAAAAGTTTATTATGATACAAACATAGGACGAGCAGTTTCTAAGTTTGTACCTGCAGATGAATTAATCGTTCCGTACACAGCTACCTCATTAGATGATGCGGAAGCGGTTATTCATACAATTAAAATTTCTGAAAACGAATTAAGAAAACAACAAGTTAATGGTTTTTATCGTGATGTAGAACTTGGACCTCCAGGTACAGATACAAATGATGAACTTGCAAAAAAAGAACGTGAACTAGAAGGTGCAAAGAAAACTGGAAAGAACGAGCCAGTTTACACATTGTTAGAGTGTCATGTGAATTTAGACTTAGAAGGTTTCGAAGAAGTTGGTGCCGATGGGCAACCAACAGGAATAAAATTACCTTACATCGTAACTGTTGAAGAAGGTAATAGGAAAGTTCTTTCAATCAGAAGGAACTTCGCGCCCAATGATCTAAAGAAACGTAAGATCCAATATTTCGTCCACTTCAAATTTCTGCCAGGACTAGGATTTTATGGCTTTGGACTCATTCATATGATTGGCGGATTGAGTCGTACGGCAACGGCGGCTCTCCGTCAATTATTAGATGCGGGTACCCTATCAAACTTACCAGCAGGATTTAAACAAAGAGGTGTAAGAGTTAGAGATGAGGCATCACCAATACAACCAGGTGAATTTAAAGATGTAGATGCACCAGGTGGATCTTTACGTGATGCATTCTTTCCATTACCATACAAAGAACCATCTCAAACATTATTAAATTTATTAGGTATAGTTGTACAAGCTGGTCAAAGGTTCGCGGCTATTGCTGACATGCAAGTGGGAGATAGTAATCAACAAGCTGCAGTTGGTACAACGATTGCATTATTAGAACGTGGATCAAGAGTAATGTCTGCAATACACAAAAGATGTTACGCAGCTATGAAATCTGAATTTAAATTACTTGCAAAAGTTGTAACGCAGTATCTACCACCTGAATATCCATATGATGTTGTTGGTGGTGCAAGAAATATTAAACAAACAGATTTTGACGACAGAGTAGATATTATTCCTGTAGCGGACCCTAATATATTTTCTATGTCACAAAGAATTACATTAGCGCAAACACAATTACAGATCGCAACATCAAATCCACAAGCACACAACATGTATCAAATATACAGAAACATGTATGAAGCGATCGGTGTAAAAAATATTGATGCAGTATTACCACCACCTGCACCAAACGCACCAATGGACCCAAGTATGGAGCATATTAATGCAATGGTAATGAAACCTTTTCAAGCTTTTCCTGGTCAAGACCATCAAGCACACATTACAGCTCATTTAAATTTTATGTCGACTAATATGGTTAGAAATAATCCACAAATTATGGCTGCAATACAAAAAAATATACTAGAACACATTTCAATTATGGCGCAAGAGCAAGTTCAACTTGAATTTAGAGAGCAAATGCAGCAAATGATGCAAATGCAACAGATGGCAGCTGGAAATCCACAAGTACAACAGCAATTACAGATGCTTACAAACCAAGTTGAAGCAAGAAAAGCAGTGTTGATTGCTGAAATGACTGAAGATTACATGAAAGAAGAGAAGCAAATTACATCACAATTTGATTCTGACCCACTATTGAAGCTAAAATCACGTGAAGTTGACCTTCGAGCAATGGAAAACGAGCGTAAAAAGAACGCTGATGAAGCAAATCAAGATTTAAACAGAGCAAAATTGATGCAAGCGAGAGATTTAGCCGAAGATAAGCTAGATCAAAACGAAGATTTAGCAAAATTACGTGCTGGAGTTAGTCTTGCAAAGCAAGGTGTACAACAAGCTCAAGTTATGATAGGAGAAGACGAATAAAAAGGAGCAAAAAATGCAAAAACTTAATAATATTAAAATTAGTTCAGTTCCAGATCAAAAAGTTGAGATAGATCCAAGATCTAAAACAACTGCTGACAAAGCATTTAACTTTATTGCTAAACCTGAAGAGGTTAAAGTAAATGGCACTAAAAGAATGCTAGCTGAAAAAAGAAAAACTGCAATAGTGGTATAATTTATGTGGTTATCGGCAATTAAATTAGCCGTTTCTGCTGGTAGTAAGATTTATGCTAACAAGCAGAGAACGAAAATGGCAATGTCAGATGCACAATTAATGCATGCTGAAAAGATGGCCCGAGGTGATGAAGCTTACCAAGGCAAATTATTAGAAGCCCGTCAATCAGACTGGAAAGACGAGGCAGTTTTAATAATTCTCAGTTTGCCCGTCTTGGTGCTCGCTTGGGCAGTGATATCGGACGACCCATCTGCGATGGACAAAGTAAAATTGTTCTTCGAGATGTTCTCGCAGCTCCCGTCATGGTTCACAAATCTTTGGATCCTTGTT